CCTAAACTACCCAAAACTAAATAGGAGAAAATTATGAAAGAAAAAAATGAAATACAGTATGTACCATTCGGATACGATACTAAATTTTTAGTAAGACAAAGTAAAAGCAGATTAATTAATTTGCTAACCAGCCAAAAAAAGGTTAAGCATGATGAAGCTGAAACTTTATTAGATGATTATGTTACCTTTAGAGTAGCTGAACAATCGGGACTTGATACGATTCGAGGTGGTGAATCTTTTATAGTAAAACAAACAACAGGAGATAAATAAAAAACGAATGGTGTGGGAATTGATTTGTGATAGAATTGATTCCCACACAAAATCAAATAAGGAGAAATAACATGATAGACAATGTGAAGATAATTAATTACCTAGAGGATAGAATCAACCAATACAAATCAGGTGATTCTAAAATTACAGCTAAAGACCATGAAGCAGATATCAAGACTTTGGATTGGTACAAGCAACACTTAGGTAAAATGAATTCTCAGCAAATGGGTTGTTGAGAAGTAACATGAGATGTTAATACAGGTGGGTAGTGACATTCCTACCTGTTAAACATAGGAAACTAGAATGGCAGATAATGTAAACCATCCTAAACATTACACACAGGGTAAGATTGAAGTGATTGATTTTATCCTAGACCAAAAGATGGGCTACCTTGAATCTAATATCCTAAAGTATATTTGCAGATACAAATACAAGAATGGGTTAGAAGATTTAAAGAAGGCTCAATGGTACATCAATAAATTAATACAGGAGACTGAGAATGAAAGACAAGATAATTGAAATATATGATGATAATAAAGACACAATTAAGTGTGTGGTATTTATATCAATAATAGCTATATTTTGGGATATTGTGCTATAATTAGTTATATTTCTCCGAATATAGGGAGCTAGAATGCCCATTTTAGCTCCTTTTTAATGTCTAGGGTACTTTGGTATCACCTAAAATTTAAAGTCGATTACAGGGATTCTGTGCAGGAAAAAGAGATTCCATACAAAGATACATTGTTTGCATTCCATCCTAATTCGTTTGCATCCATTCTCATGACTGCTTTAGTATTAGAATAAGTTATAACATCATCATCTGTAAGTGCTGTTTTAAGTGATGGCTCGATTTGTAATGTAGCATTACCTGAAGCATCTGATGTGATATCAGCTACTATCATATGAAGTTTAGATGATGCACCTGAGCCAAACTGTACATAATCTCCTTTCTTAAATATAACTGTTGATGTATTAGCACCATCTACTACAACATCGTATGCACCGACTGAATGGTCTCCATTGACAGATATAACTGTGTTTGCTCCACCTTGTATGGTTTTAGCATCAGGGTCTCCGAGTAAGAATGTTCCAAACCTGCCATTGAGTTGCATAAAAAATGACTGCCATGCTCCTGCATCTGCCCTGTTCATTGGTGGTAATGTAACTGTTGTCTGCCAAACTGAGCCTTGATATTTTGCTACTTGCTGACCATAGGTAAATGGTGATTCAGTATAAGCAACTGTCCTAATAATTCTCCATTCACTTGTAACAAAGTTAGATGGAGATGTTGGTAATGATAATGGATAACTTGGCTCTGCCATAATTATGCTCCGAATGTTCTAGCAAATGCACCACCACGACTTCTTTGTTCTGCTACTGCATTTATTGTTTCTTGTTTTATGGTAGGCAGGAGATTGAGTACTTCAGCACGAACAGTCGGTACAACACCTGTTGAGAATGAAATGTTCTGAACAACATTAACACCACCACCTAGTTCGTTATTAGGAACTATATTACCTGCTGTTTTAGGCACAAATAATTCAGCACCTCTTTCACCTACCATGTAAGGTTTATTTGGTGGAGTATAACCACCATTTGCAAATCCTAAGAATGAGCCAACTGAACTAATTAATCCACCAACACCACCACCACCAAATGATGGTAATGATATGCCTTCCCTAGAACTTCTTTGATATTCATTTAATGATTTAGTTAATTTTTCTATCAAAGGTTGGATAATTAATATCTGTGTAATTGTAGATATGATTTGAGATACTACATCTTGGAATATATTTTTCATTGCACTTCTAAAATCCTCACCTTTAGCTATTGAATCACCAAAAGCATCGGATATAGATTTACCTGCATCTTCAAATGTTTTATTTACTTCCTGAATAATTTCTTTTAATTCACCTTGACTGATGATTACATTATCTGTTGTATCAACACTTTCTTCTTGCTTTTTATTCAAATCTAGAACTTTATCACCATAAATATTTATGATTTTTAATAAACCATCTAGATTCTTCAATTCATCTTTTTGTACTTTTACTACTTTCTTTTCTGTTTTTTCTACTCTATCGAAACCTGCTTGAAGTGCTATTAAAGATACAGTTAAGCCTTTTACTACTACATTTGCTTTTGCAAATGCTGTTATAATTTTTGCAAGTACAGTTGTTGCTAAGAATATTCCTAAAGCTTCTACTGTTGTTTTTATTTCATTAAAGTTTTCTACTACTAGCCTTGTTAAATTAGCTAATGATTTACCAACCTCAGAGCCAAATTTAATTATTTTATCCTGACTATTTGCAAGAGCATTATTTAAATCACCGAACTGAGCTTTGAGCTCAACCATAAATTCATCTGCAACTGCTTTCCTGAATTGAAATAGTTTATCTTCTAACATCGATAAAGTACCTGTTAAGGTATTAGCTAAGTCATTTGTTACATTTCCAAACTCTCCACCTTTACCAAATACTTCTTTAAATCTTTTTACTGTTTCATTGATTGAGACTTCAGCACCTACTTGGAATCCAAGCATTGACCTGACACCTCGTTCTCTGAAAACATCAGCTGATGCAATACCACCACTGAAACTTCGTTGAATTTGTTCAGCAGTTTGTTGGAATGATAAACCTGTAGCACCTGCAACATTACCTGTTATCTCTAATAACTCTGCAAGTTCTTCTGCATCTTCTGCTACTACTGCAAGATTACCTGATGCACCTTGTATTTCTGCTAATGTGAATGGTACTTTACTAGCAAACTTAACCATTTGGTCAAATGCTCTAGAGCCTTCTTCTGCTGTACCAAATAATGCTTTTAGTCTTACTTGTAAGTCTTCTATCTGTCTTCCGACATCAACTACTTGTTTGATTTGATATGCACCAAATGCTGTTGCAAATAAACCACCGAATGTGATTACTTTTCCACCTATGTTGCTAAGAGTTGTGCCAAACTTCTTGAATTCGTTTGACATCTTGCTAGATGATTTTTTGACTTCGTTGTTTGCTTTATCAAGACCTCGTTTTAAGTCTGATAAATCTGCTTCAATCTTTACTAATAACTTATCTAATTCCATGTCTAGTTGTCAGGGTACATTTCCTTTAATCGTTCCAAATCAGATTTGTCCATAGGCTCTGATTTCTTACCTGTATTGTATTCTGTAAATCCTTTTATAGCTAGAGTGATTTCCTTAATAGACATATCCCACACTTGCTGTGGTGGTAGATGCATCATACCGACACATATTTCAAGCCACCTTTCTACAGGTAGCTTGTAATCATCATTTAAGTATTGCTTTTTTTTTCTGTATTATCAGGGTCTACATTAAGTGCTAATGTAAGTAACTCACCTGTTAATTTCATTGCTTCTACTAAACCAATCTCAGACACAAGTGATTTGATATCTTTTTCAGTAACATCATTACCACCTGCTCTGATAGCAAGGGTTAAGATAGTTATGATATCTAATAAAGTAATATCTGCTGTAGTTAGTTTATTGCCTACCTTTAAAATAGAAGTTCCCAAACCTTCTTCTATTCTCATGATTGTATCTAATGACATACGAGCCTTGTATGTCTTGTCTTTGAAATTAAGAATCTTCTCTGCTTTCAACGAATTTGTTGTCATCATTCTTCTCCTTTTTAATTATCATATTGATAACTTCATCTCTAGCACCTACGTTTTTAGCACTAGAGATTATATATTTATCTTTATCAATTTTCATTACACCTAAGTTATCCCAACCATCAAAGAATGGCAGTTCAACTTCTGATTGGTCTAAACCTAGATTAACTTTAGCATTAATCTTTTTCTTATTTACAGT